AATGACGGGATATCTAGGAGGAAGAAAAACACAGAGAAAAAAACGAAAAAAAAGACGTAAAAAACGTAAAACCAAGAAAAGAAAGACAAAAAGAAAGACAAAAAGAAAGACAAAAAGAAAGACAAAAAGAAAGACAAAGACAAAAAGAAAGACAAAAAAAACATTTAGAAATCAAAGAGGGTGTAAAAGATAAATATAAATTATAAATTATTATTTATATTTAATTAGCAGGTAACGGCGCTAGACAAAGTTTAATTTCACCAAGACTTGCAACACTGTATTTAACAACTAAAGGGAGGTCATTTTCTAAAAACATCTCGATATTGCTGCATAAGTTTGTACATTTTATAAAATAATTCAAATTCTTCAAGCTAAATTCCCCCTGAATAACCTCTGTAGTTTCTGTTTTTTTTACAAATTCAGTAATACCATCAGCTTCTGTTCTATTAATTTGAGCGGTTGCGAAAGGTCCAACACATGAAAAAACCAATTCGCTACCAATAGATTTTATTTCCAACCTTTCTGATATATTACTTAAATCTCTTATAATCTTTTGAAAATCGGTAGAAGGAAGATTGATAATAGATGAAAATTTTACCGAAGGCATATCCAATTCTTCTTCGTCAGGTTCAATTAATTTTAATTTTTGAATTTTCATTTGTTTTATATCACCATTTTCAAATTTAAGTCCTAGATATTCAACGATTCCGTCACTGTAATCTTTTTCTTCAATATAAATTGTAAGAGTATCGTCGTTATCGATGGTATTTATCAATTTAAAAAGATGAAACATATTAACACCGATAATAATTTTAGGGTATTTACAATAGAAGTGTTCAAATTTCAACGCATCTAAAAAAAGATGAGCTAAAATAGTATGTGATTTATCCATGTTTATGATTCTAATTCCTGCGGGTACAAGATTACCTTTAGTATCAATATAATCTTGAGAAAACACGATGTTTGTTTCTAATAAGATATCTTTTAAAGCTGTCATTAGTGTTCTCATAGGCGCGATTTGTACAGTTTTCATTTCTAAGACATACGGGCTAGATTTTGCAATACTGGTCATATATATAATTAAATCGTTTGAATATCTTTAAATACTTATGCGTATAATATGAAATTTTTGAATATTATTAATAATAACCAGGATGGGTAACATATGTTGTCGGAACAAAGTAACTGATTTGAATATAAAAAAGACTATATTTATAAAAAAAGAATTTGATATTTATGTATATGATCCTATTATTTTAGGTGTTGGTGTATCAGGTAACTCTTATAAATTAAAAATAAATAACAAAACACTTACGTGTAAAAAAGTTAAAAAAGAACACTTCAATACGGCCTACGATGAAATAGAGATATTAAAAGAAATCGATGATAAAAAATATTTACCTGTGTTTTTTAATGCAATACAAACACCAAAATATTTGTATATAATGTATAATTATTTAGACGGAGTAGATTTATTACAAATGATTCAAAATCCTACATTTGATATAAGAGAAACAAATACATTAGCAAATATTATAAAAGAAATTACAAATGGACTTTACGCATTATTTAAGCATAATTATGTCCATTTGGATATAAAAATTGAAAATGTAATAATAAAAAAAACAAAACCGGTTCAAATTAAAATAATTGATTTAGCGTATTGTAAAAAACTAACTGGAAAAAATAATATTTTAGAACCAGTTGGAACATATGGATACGCATCTCCGGAAGTTTTGATATATAAAAGATATTTCCACAATACTGATGTTTGGTCTTTAGGCGTTGTTTTATATTGTCTTATAACAAATTGTCCATTATTTATAAATACAAAAAAATGTAATACGGTGATTGAAGAAATGAATAGATTTGGAAATATATACGACAGATCATGTTATTTGAAAAATGTGGATATGAATTTAATAGATTTAATGGACAAAATGTTAAAAAAAACACCATCATCTAGATTATCTGTAAAAGATATATTAAATCATAAATTTATTACAAAGAATTCAACGACTTAGGAAAATCTTGTTTAACGAATATATAAATAACTTAAAAATACCTTAAATTATTTATTAAATGGAAGGTTCTTTAGTAAAGATTACAAGTTTATACGAAATGTATAAATCTTCGTCAGGTACAATTACAAAATTAGAATATTATATAAATAACCAATTACCATCTTTATTGGAGAAATTTAACGTTCAAGAGAGAAAACTATTGTTTTTAGAGAAAGAAAGTGATAAGTATATCAATAATTTTTTAACTGATAGACGATTTTTTTATATTCCATTAACAGATACTTTTATAAAATATGATGGAGAGAATTATACCTTTGTTGATGAAGATAGTATATGGATTATTATTTTAAATGATATAACAGATAAAGGTATTCTTATTGAATGTAAACAAAGGATAAAGAATATATTAATTGAAAAAATAAAAGAACAAAGTTTATTTAAAACAATACCAGAATCTTCGACGGTTCAATATGTAATTAATTTTTTTACCCCTACATTATTTAGTAGCAAAGAAGATGTAAAACATTTTATGACATTAATAGGGGATAATATTTTGAATAAAAAAATAGATTTAAATTACTTTGTTCCAATCGAAAGTAAATTATTTTTTGATACATTAGAATCTATGTGTCAATATAATTTTAAAACGAAATTAGGTATTACTTCTACTATTAGATACAGATATAGAAGCGAAGACTATGACAAAAGTAGGCTACTTTATTTTACAAACTCAATCCAAAATAAATCTTGTTGGTTGTCTTTTATGAAAGATAATTTATATAATTTATTAGTTGTTTGTTGCTATTATTCCACTAGATATATTAATGCTGATAATTATATTAATAAAGTAAATGATATATTTAAGAAAAAAATTCTTTATTTGAAAAATAATACAAAACAAGATTTGGTTAATCAATTCAAACAAAAAATGATTATACAAGAATCAAATAATAATATCCATATAAAAGATATGTTTTTCTTGTGGAAAATATATTTAAAACAACAAAATTTACCAAATATGATTTATAAGTCTGAATTTGAAAATATAATAAAAGAAAATATGACTATTAATAATAATTTATTTTTGAATATCAAAAGTAATTATTTAAATAATACTAAAATCGTCCAAAAATTTTGGAACCAAACAATTAGCAAGGGTGTAGAGGATGAATTGGAAATAAGTGAATTATATGCTTTAATTGTGAAATGGACTAATGATGAAAATATTAATTGTACGGACTTTGATGAAAACAAATTACAAGATATTATAAAACACTTTTATGATGATATACAAATAGAAAATGATAAATTTCTTATAGGTGTTAAATGCAATTTATGGGATAAACAGGATGATATATTAGACGCATTTCAAAATAAATTCAATAAAAATATCGAAAAAGATATAACAATATATGATTCCTATGTTTTATTTTGTAAATATATTAATAACAAAGGAAAATTGTTAACAGTTAGTAAAAAATATTATTTTAAATATATTAATAAAGTTATACCCGAACAATATATCAAAAATGGTTGTATTTTATTAAACTATTGGAATAATGAATAAACTTTAGAAATATTTGCGTTTATATTTTTTCTTGTGTAAATATATAATGGTTAGAAGAAATAGAGCAAGCAGACGCAAGCGTAGTGGTGGTAAATCCGGTCGTACATTCAAAAATTTAGTAGGGACTCGTGCTGAAGTTATGCACGGAACCGCATTCAAGACTGGATACGGTAAGGTTAAAAGTGAAGGTGGTAACTCCCTTACCAAAGTAAATCTTAAATATAACAAAAACGGAAGAATTGTTTCTAAAACCAAAAGTGCCAAGGGTCCCGCTCTTCTTAAACAGCTTCGTGATGCTGGTTATACTACTCAAAAGGGTAAATTTGGTGCTGTTAAAACAGAAAAGAAGGGTAGAACAACTAAAAAATCTAGCCGCAAGACCAAAAGATGCCGCCATAAATCTGGTAGAAAAAAGGGTAAATACAAAAAGTGCAAGAAATAATTTAATATTTAAATTTAATATTTAATTTTAATTATATATTAAATGTATGGAGCGTAAAAGATTGAGTTACAAGGATAAATTATGGTATGCCAAGGAGGAAGTAAAAGATTTAGAAAGGCTTCTAATCGAAGCACAAGAAAGACTTAATAGAGAATATTTAAATATAGGGGGAAGATCGTGGGTTCAATGGACGTTATATATGATAGGATGGAGTTATGATTAATTTTGATTACTTAATAATTTTGATTACTTAATAATTTTGATTACTTAATAATTTATATTAATCAAAATTGAAAATAGTTTAAATAATAATTATTTGATATTATTAAATCACTATGTCCACAAAAGCAGCAGACTTAGCTATTACTTACCAAGAAAAAACAGATATCGAACATATCCTAGATGCTCCTGATACTTATATTGGTTCTATTGAATCAGATAAAGTAGGAAACTGGATGCTAGATGGAGAAGATAATATGAAACACAAAGAATACGATTTTATTGGTGGATTATATAAATGTTTTGATGAAGGAATTGTTAATTGTCGCGACCATGTTGTTAGACTAATGCAAAAATTAGGAAACAAAGAAAAAAATGTCATACCAGTTCGTAATATTGATATCACAGTTGATAAAGAGACAGGTATTATTACTATGAGAAATGATGGAAATGGTGTTGATATTGCGAAACATCCTGAAAATGATTTATGGATCCCTGAGATGATTTTCGGTCATTTAAGAACTTCCACAAATTATAAAAAAGATGAAAAAAAAATTGTTGGTGGTAAAAACGGATTTGGTTTTAAACTTGTTCTTATTTATTCAAAGTGGGGAGAAGTTGAAACGGTGGATCATATTCGTAAAAAAAAATATATACAGCGCTTTGAAAATAATCTCACCGATATCTTACCCCCAACCGTTAAAAAAAACACTTCCAAGCCTTACACTAAAGTTAGTTGGTTACCGGATTATGAGAGATTTGGTATCACTAACCTAACAGATGATATGTTTAATTTATTCAAGAAAAGGTCGTATGATATTGGTGTTGTCACCGATAAATCTGTAAAGGTAACATTTAATGGAGAAGCAGTACCAAATAAGAATTTCGAACAGTATATGGATGTATATATTGGGTCAAAGGTGGAAACAGAGCGTGTATATGAGATAACTCATGATAGATGGGAGGTGGGTGCTTGTTTGAGTCCATTAGACGAATTTACACAAGTATCTTTTGTAAATGGTGTAAATACAAGTAAGGGTGGAAAGCATATAGATAATATTTTAAACCAGATTGTAAAGAAAATGATTATTTATATTGAGAAAAAGAAAAAAGTTAAAGTAAAACCAGCCACGATTAAAGAACAACTTATGTTATTTGTTAATTGTGTAATTGAAAATCCATCATTTGACAGTCAAACAAAAGATTGTATGAATACCCCATTATCTAAATGGGGTTCTAAATGTGAGATTAGTGATAAATTTATTGATAAATTGGCTAAAATGGGTGTAATGGATAATGCGATTGCTTCTAATGAAATCAAGGAAACAAAAGCTGCTAAAAAAACAGATGGAAGAAAAACAAAAAATATCAGAGGTATTCCAAAATATATGGGAGCCAACTGGGCTGGTGGAACAAAATCAGAACAATGTACTTTAATATTGTGTGAGGGAGATTCAGCCAAGGCTGGTATTGTTTCCGGATTAAGCAAAGAAGATAGAAATAATTTTGGTGTATTCCCGTTGAAAGGTAAGCTAATGAATACCTTAGATGCGGCACAATATAAAATTAATGCGAATGTTGAGATTACAAATATTAAAAAAATTTTAGGATTAACTACTGGTAAAACTTATACAAAAGAAGAAGCAAAAAAACTTTTACGATATGGGAAACTATTATTTATGACAGATCAGGATTTGGATGGAAGTCATATCAAAGGGTTGTGTATTAATATGTTTCATTCTCAATGGCACGATTTAATTAAACTCCCTAATTTCCTAGGATTTATGAATACTCCAATTTTAAAAGCAACTAAAGGTAAAAAAGCAAAATCATTTTATAGTGAAAGTGCTTATCAAGTATGGAAAAAAGCTAATAACGATGCTAAGGGTTGGAAAGTAAAATATTACAAAGGTTTAGGGACGAGCACAGCGAAAGAATTTAAGGAATATTTTGCGAAAAAGAAAATTGTAATGTTTGAATATAATGGAGAAACGAGTGATGACGCTATTGACAAGGTTTTCAACAAGACAAGAGCAGATGATAGAAAAGAGTGGTTGGGAAATTATGACAAAGACCTAGTTTTAGATCCAGAAAATAATCTAGTAAAATTTGAAGAGTTTACGGATAGAGAAATGATTCATTTCTCAAAATATGATTGTGAAAGAAGTATTCCCAATTTAATTGACGGATGGAAGACTAGTTTAAGAAAAGTTTTGTTTGCTGCTTTTAAAAAAAATCTAGTGAATGAAATTAAAGTAGCCCAATTTTCAGGATATGTCAGCGAACATTCAGCTTATCATCACGGTGAGATGAGTTTGAATAAAGGTATTATTGGGATGGCACATGAATTTATGGGGTCAAATAATATTAACGCATTATTACCTTTAGGACAATTTGGAACAAGATTGAACGGTGGTAAAGATCATGCTAGTGAAAGATATATTTTCACAGCATTGTCTCCAATTACTAGATATATATTTCCTAAAGCGGACGAACCAATATTGAATTATCTGGATGACGATGGAACTCCAGTTGAGCCCGAATATTATACTCCTATCATTCCTATGATTCTTGTAAATGGTGGTAAAGGAATTGGAACTGGTTTCAGTTATGAGGGATTATGTTATAACCCTATTCATATTATTGATTATTTGAAATGTAAATTAAAAGTAAAAAAATATACAGGGGATATCAAGCCTTATTATGAAGGATTTACAGGAGAAATTATTGAATATATGGATAAAGCAAAGGACGGAATTCAATATAAGAAATATTTGGTTAAGG